GCCTGTAGCGTTATCCGTTACAGAGGATATATTCAAAGAGTTTCCAGAAGCAGTAAATGATGCACCTGTCAAAAAAGCCCAAGCCTTCGCACTACCATTCACAACGTACTGCGTATCAAGTGACCCTGCGGTGCTGTGTTCTAGGGTATCTGCTTTGATTTTTCCTAGTGCCATTATGCTAAGTCTCCTGCTGTTTGATATAGCAGACAAGTAAAATCAGTTGCAGTACCACTACCATTAAAACTATAAGCACGATATTGTGACGTAGTTCGTCCGTCTGTCTGACAAGTATGACAATTTATGGTAAGCCCTGTTCCATCTACCACACCTACAGACGAATAAGTATTGTTGTTCATATTATTTGACAAAACTACATTAAAAACACCAGCACCACCATCTGTGATAGAGCCAACATTTAGGCTGTCATTTACGCTAACAGTACCAGCTATATCAATATTAACCCACGATTTCATTAACCCCTGTTGCAAGTTAGTGGTCGTGCTATTACCTTCGCCTGTCACAAGGATAGAACCAGCGGTTGTCTTACCCGTTAGCTTGTCAGTCTTGATACCGCCATTCTGCGTGACCAGAGACGCATTGTCAGACAGGTCATTGATATTTGTTACCTGTATCTTACTCATGCGAGGTCTCCTAAAGTAATCACTTGCGAATAAACACTATCAGCACCAGTGCCGCCACCGCTTGTATTACTTGTGTAACCAGAAATCATCCTAATTATTGATGTGGTGCTATTGGTTGCGTCTAATTCACATTCACGGGTGCTAGACCAATAACTTGCACCGTTTGCTAAATAATCAAATGCTGCATAGGCAGACGTAGTATTGTAAGAATAATCGCCGCTACCGTTATCTGTTACTGACGCAATATTTAAACTGCTTCTTGTGGCGTTTGTTGAACCGTTGAAATTTACCCACGCTTTCGCCGCACTCTGCTTAGTCAGTGTAGCCGCACCACCGCCTGTGCTTTGTATGGTATCTGCTTTTAATGTACTCATAGCGTCACCAATGTCCCACCGCTTTCCACGGTTAATGTAACACCACTAGCCACAGTAAACGGCCCTGTCACGTTGGCGTTCTCTGTAGCAAGGATGGTTGTGTCTGCTGTAAGGGATTGTGCGTTAGTACGGAACAAGCCACCAGCCTTGAACGTGCCTTTGTTACCAGCAGGAGGTACAACTGATCCCACTTGCGGTGCAAGGTAATTTACAAAGATGTTACCTGTGCCACTAGAAGGGGCGGCAGTAAATGTAAGTGTTGTGCCATCCGGCACCGTATATGCAGAAGCGGCGTCCTGAATGACGCCGTCAACAGAAACCAGAATGTCCTGCTTAGAAGACACCGTAGTGTTTAGCGTAAACGTAGTGTCGCTACCGTCACCGTTAAACTGCTGAACAGCCTTAACCGCCTGATAGTTTACGGCTGGTTTATTACCCTGATACGCCATCAGCTACCCCTTATGTTATATCCAGATGGCTCATTACAACGTCTACACCAGACGCCGTGTCACAAATCACCTTGATAATATCCCCCGGCTCCATGACCACCTTCTGATCCCCGCCAACAACAACCAAACTGCCGCCTACCGGAACCGGTGCATCCTTCACCAAAAATACGTTATCTTCCGCACCAGATGTGCGACCTGCTGCCAGAAGCTGTACGTCCACAGTGACCTGTGTACTAACAATGTTAGCGCAAGAAAGACCAATAACCGTTGTTTGCGTTGAAGATGGGCAAGTATAAATATTAAGACCGCTCGTCCCCACCGCTGTTTGTGTCTGACTTAAAAATGTATTTGCCATCTGTTACCCCAGTGCAATAGCTAGTGCGACTGCTGACCCAGCCTCATCTACGTTTAAGTTTGCCCGTGCGGCAGAAGCAGAACTAGCACCCGTGCCACCGTCCGCAACGGCTAGATCAGTAATTCCTGTAATTGTGCCGCCTGTGATCTTAGCACTTGATGTACTGAGAAGGTTGCCTATATCCACAACCGCCGCGCCAGAACCCGCACCATCACAATAAACAATAGCAGAACGACCATTAGCAACAGTTACATTCCCCCCTGACCCTTGCGTAACAGCAATGTCGCGGCTACCCGATAGCGCGTTTTGAAACATAAAGAAAGTAGCTGAAGTGTTCGGGCCTACCGTAAGAGTCACGTTGCCGCCAATATCGCCGCCATCTACAAACTTAATAGCGCGATACATTCCGTCTTGTACGTTGCTTTGGCCTTGGTTTGGAGATGCGGCTCTTATTGTTAGCGTAGAGGAAGTGTTAGAAAGTGTTATTGATTTATATCCAGCTAACCGGTCAAATAAATCAAAATTAAAGTTAGTGGTGTCGCCCCACGCACCGGATTGTTCGCCCGTAGCAGGCTTTTCTATTCCAAATATGGTGCTAAACGAGCTAGCCATTTAAATCTCCTACGCCGCGATATCCGTCCAATTTGGCGATTGAGAAGGATTAACCCCAGACCAACTTGGCGATTGAGACGGGCTAATCCCCGACCAATTCGGCGTCTGGCTTGGACTTATCTGTCCCCATACAAATACATTACCACCAATTTCTCCGGTGGCTGACACCCCTGTCAAACTGACATTAGCGTCTGCCGTTACAACTACATTACCAACATTTCCAGAAACTTGCAATCCTGTCGTAGGAACAACGACTCTAACGCCAACTTCTACGTTGCCTACGTTAGACTCTGCCTCAAGACCAGTAACACCTACATCAGCGTTTGCCTGAACTGTAACACTGCCCACCCCGCCAGTTGCAGCAAGGCCCGTAACAGGTACATTCGCCTCACCGATAACAGTCGGGGAACCAACCGCTCCTGTAGCAGCAAGGCCCGTCGGCGTTACATTTGCTTCTGCCACGACAGAAACAGAGCCAACTCCACCTGTGGCAGCAAGGCCCGTAACAGGTACGTTCGCCGCGCCAGACACCGTGACAGAGCCAACTGCCGAAGTTCCAGCGACACCCGTAACACTTACGTTAGCATCCGCAGATACTGTGGCAGTTCCCACCGCTCCTGTGGCGGCAGCACCTGTCGGAACCACGTTTGCGGCGGCACTAACAGTGACAGAACCAACACCTGCTGTAGCGGCGAGGCCGGTAGTCGGCACATTCGCGGCTGCGGAGACTGCAACGCTACCTAGCGCCGAAGTTCCAGCTACGCCTGTTACAGCAACATTTGCAACGCCCGTAACCGTTACAGAACCAACACCACCTGTTGCCGCAATACCAGTTACAGCGACAGGAACAGCTTCGTTCCACGCCCCTGATCCCCATGTACCTCGACCCCAACCCGTAATGTTAGCCATAACGGACTCCGTTAGGCGATACGGATGATCGCGTTACTCGCGTCAGCGGTTGGGAACTGAATAGTGAAATCACCGGCAGTAGATGTCTTATCTGCACCAAAATCCAACACTACAACGGCGTCTGTGGTGCTTGAACCACCCGCAGTCGTGCTGTTATAGATAATCGCGCCCCTAGCTGTGACAGTAGCGTTTGAAAACGTCAAATCTGCAAAATCACCAAAGGCAGTTGTGCCAGATGATGTTGGAGTGACGCTTGTCAAGTTAGCCCCGCCAGCAGTGTAGTTTGTACCGCTAACCTCGTTAGATGTAGAATAATCAGTAGTTGACGCGTCAAGAGACGCGGAGCTAGTGAAAAGTGCTAGTTTAAAAGTGTGCCCCGAAGATGCGGTAAAATTGTGCTTACCTTGCATCAACTCCACCTTAAACGAGGTACACATTGCTTGTGTTATAGCCATATTACAGTCTCCTTATTGCTTCGGCTAATTCAGGATGGCCCGCATCCTTTAAGGCATTACATACCGTAGTTCTATCACTACGGATAGCCTCTCTCATGTAGAACGCTACAAGACTTTGAATATGCTCCTTGAAAGCGTTCGCTTGATCCCGGATACCGGGATGAGCCGTATCCGAAACAGAAATAATCTTTTCTACGCACCGTTCAGCTACTTCTTCCGGGGTAAACCCCCGGTTTTGCGTAGTAACCACGTTTACTATTGGGCTTGTAGGAAAATCTGTCTTTATTTCAAACATTACAGCTTCTCCCGCATAACGAGCCCTGTACGATACGCATCGGTGTCTTCAATAGCTTCGCCGTAGTTCTTGAGGCGACCAATAGACTCTTGGAATTGCAGAAGGTAGTTTTGGATAATATCCTGTTCACCCTTCATGTAAGTATATGCTTCAATCAAAGAGCCGTACAACATAGCAAGAGGCGCGTTAACACTAAGCCACGTGGTGGCACCGCCCGCACCCGCCGTAAGACTGGTAGGACGGTAATAGTAGTGCAATTCTGCGGATAACGCTCCGTTAGGGGTAGGCGCAATAATAAAGTTAGTAATATCAAAAAACCCGTAGTACCGTGGAACACCCGTAGCTGTAGGGTCTGGATACGCTGTCTGCAAAAAGTTAACGTCTTTGTACTCCAAAAATACGTTATCTCCGCCAGATGTAATGATTGACAAAGAATACGGAGCTAAAAAATCGGCAGGGCAGTTTAAAAACTTGTTACCGCTAGTTAGTGTGCCGGTTTGGTTACGACGAAAAAAGTTTAGCTGAACGCTCTTAAAAATGCGCTCTTCTGCGCCCCGAATGAAAATATCAAGGTTATTAACAAACGTGGTTTCTTGATTTTCTGTGTAATCTTTAATTGCATCCTGCAACTGTGTAAGTGTAAAGCTCATGTTATCACCACCGTAACTTGCCCGACTTGACCCAAAAGCGCGTCGGTGTTTTCTGGCTCAGAAGGCATTTGGGCCACGCCAGCGGTGCTCCAGTTACCGTTTCCCAAATATGTAATCCCATTGGTAGTAATTACAGAGAAAGGTTTTTTGGGGTTTACCACCTCTGGCCTAGCGTCCCGTAAAGCCTGTGCATCGGTAACTTTACGAAAAGGTTCTAGCTGCGGCTGTTTAGCCTCAAACTCGTCTTTGCCAACAAGCAAACCATTCCACTCGCGGCGCATATCTTTGTACCGATACCGGAACCCGGATCGGTCAGATACCGCAAAGGAATCTTTGCCTGTAGCAAATTTTGCCATTATACCCTACCAAAATAGTTATATTGTGGGGTGACGTTGAAGGACGCTCTGTCCCGATCCTCTGCCATAGCCCGCTCAAACTCTTCTTCATACATCGCCTTTAGCAGTTGAGCCCTGTTAGGAGCCCGCTTGATAGACAAGTAGTACGCCAAACCCGCCGCTAAACACGGATACAGCCGAAACGGCACTTCCATAGTGTTCGTAAACTCATCCGCGTCATCCATGCGGGTCAAAGCGTCGTAATACACAACATCCGTGCTGTTGTCGGGGACCGGCCAAAGTTTCAAAGTTGGCGTTATCTGCCGATCTAAGAAAAACTGTGATGGCCGACCCTCCGTTGTTTTGGTCGGGATGGAAAGATATGTGTCACGGCTAATACGCTGTAGCGCATAATCCGTCCCGCTCCGTTGGACAACAACAGACAAAATATCAATTATGTCTGCCCCCAAGCTGTAGTTACCTGTTCCTGAAGTCATGGCTTGCGTCCGCTGGGATATTGTCCATTGGTTCAAACCACGGTTTGCCCACTCCGCAAGCATCAAGTTCAAGGAACGCTTCGCCGTTTTAAGGTCGTAACCAGTACGAACCTCAAGACCGCAACGCTCAAACGCCTCCTCTACGTAGTCGGCAACGTCAAGCTCAAAATTTGTGCTTCCGGAAGTAGCCATACTACTTCTTCTTTACCATGCCACCACGGCGCATCTTCTTTACCATGCCGCCGCCGCGCATCTTTTTAACCATACCACCGCCGCGCATCTTCTTAACTGCGCCGCCTTTTTTCATCATCTTGCGTGGTTTCATTGCCATGACTTTAGGCTCCTGTATAAAGTTTCACGTTTCTGAAAAAGCTCTTCTACGTTATATTCTTCCAGATACTTATCATAATAGCCTTTTTTGGCCAGTTTGTCTGCTGCTTCCTGAACTTTTGAAAGCCGCTGGACAAAGATCATTGCGTACTCATCTTCTACTAACTGTAAAAACGAGTTATCGTCAATGAAATCGTTGCAGTCATCGTTCGGGTGAAAACCCATCAACCACATATCACGATCTATAAAAACACCCTCAGAAATAGCTTCATTCAACAAGTCTAAATAGTCGTGAAAGATTTCGGGGTCTTTTTGAAACGCCATATCTACAATAATTACTAGATCAAAAGCGTCTTCCCATTGAGACAAGGTGCTGTATAGCACTTGCATATTGGTGTCATACTTAAAAAGAAACAAAACTTTTTGCTCTTCCCACGCCTTTTGAGCGTAGGGGCAAGGTGGCAACCCGTTGTAATACGGGTTTGGTTTCTGTAAAGTGTGGCTAGACCATGCTATGATTTCATCGCATATCTCCCTTTCTTTACCTATGTAAAACCGCGTGTTCGTCATGCCTGAGACACTGACCCTTTCGTGCGCTTACGCTTGCCGTTCATAATAGCGCCACAACCTCGTGCTACGGCTGTACCGGGTATGCTGCTCCCACGAAACGGGCGTTTTGCTTTGGTTTCGTAACCCGCAACGCCACCGTTAGCCATCTTCTTTACCTTGGCAGCCTTAGTGTTAGCCACAACTTGCTTTCCTTTAGACCCCTCACGCTTCTTTTTACGCGCTGTCGAAGCTCGTTCAGATTTCGATAAACTTTGAGCTTTACGTCTAGGCAGGCAACGGTCAGGGTTAAGCTTATCTTTTGACGTACCACATGGGCCTTTAATGTTGCCGCTGCTATCAATTCTGACCCAGTCTTCATCTAACCACTCCT